CTTAATCACATTGTGTGCCGTCTATTATATATATGAAATAAAATGGTGAGAAAGAATAGCAATAAGTTGTCCAATCAGATTAAAAATTTGGCTAATTTAGTTCGTCGTGATCTCAGTTTGTCACGTAAAAAGAAGAAGGTTAAACAACCTAAGAGAAAGAGTGGTAGAACTCGTATAGGAGTCAAAAGTAATGGTGTCACTTTGGGAGAAGTTTCGTTTCATCACTCCCCAGCATGTCAACAGTTGAAAGGGGTGGCTTTAGCCGCAGCCGCCCAGTTCGCACCGTTTGACATTCCGAGGGGTGTTGCGAATGTTTTAAGTAATAGTATGCCATCACAAAAGTTTTCCTCTCGTGGTTTCATGACGTATGATTTACCAGCAAGTGGTAAGATGATGGGGTTTTGCACACCCAACATTTGTAATAATTCATTATTACCATCACTTGTTTGCATACGTGGTGGCACAGAGGCACAGTATGATGGTTGTCAACCTTTCTTAAGTGGAGGAGCGACTACTGGTATTACTGTTAACACTATGGTTACACAGACTCCGTACAATGAGTCTACATTGAGTGATACTTGCGCTGAGTTCAGGCTCGTTTCTTGTGGTTTGCGTATTAAAAACACCTCCAATGTAATGAATAGAGGTGGAACATTAATTTATTTTGTTGACACAAATGAAACCCTTACTAACGCAGCCGATGATGATAGCACGCTATTGACGATTACGGACCGTATTTTAGGTTCTGCTAAGTCTGTGCGCGTGCCAATGGCCACCCAGCCTATTTGTGAAATTGTTGGTCCGCATAAAGATGGTATATTGGATTCACAATCACAAACCGGTTGGGCTACGATTTCTGCCGCTAGAGGTATTTACGACGCTACTTATGCTGGTTCGTTGTCAGGTACTCCTAATCCTTCTACTTACAGTGGGTATGGACAAATCTTTTTCCATATTAAGAATACCACTGGAGTTACTCAAAGTTTTGACATTGAGTTAGTTGAGCATTGGGAGGTAATTTATCCTGGTATCGAACAATTAGCCACACCTAGTGTGTCACATGAGTCTGCGTATTCGATGGTTAAAAACATAGCTCATCAAGCTTTACAAACCCATTCGAATCATCCATCTTTATCCATTAAAAGTGTTATTAAAGAAGTTGCCAAAATGACACACAACAAGGAGGTTATGAAAGGTATTGGTGGTCTGGCGACTGCTGTTCTTGCTTTATAATAGACAAATTTGTGCGTGTTGTATGTGAATGGTTCCGCAACGTTCGTGATTTTGTGTGTAAATGTGTTTGTGAGTGTTTATGTTGTGTTAGGTTGTAGGAACATACTGATAATTTTATCACATTAGTGCTTTCTTTTTCAAACGATTATGCCGAAGTACAGTAGAGAAAGAGTTTTTACTAATACATCCATATTACGGATGGAATCTTCAATTATGCAATCCTCAACAACTTCAATGGAGTTGATAGAGAGATTAGAAGATTTAAGACAGGCTGTTCATGACCAAGAAGAAGAAGATTATTTAGAAAATAATATGTATTCCAATAAGCGGGAACACGAGGGTGAATTTGTTGTCAAGAAAAATTTCTTGAAGGAACGCCTTAACAACAATATTGAAGGATCACTAGCAAGTTTTGTTGGTTGTATTGCCAATTATTATGGTTTGATTGGAAAAGTTAAGACCATTAAGAGTGGCAGTAGGACTCATCATGAATTTCTAGATGAGTATCGTCATTGGAAAAAGTTGTCTTTTGGACGTTTCAAAACAAATTTAATTTATTATTACCATTTAAACCAAAGACGGATATATTCTGCCTTTCTTGATACCTCATCCAAGAAACTTCGAGTTATTATTAAGAGAATTGAGTCAGATGTTTCAATATCTGACATTCATTTTCCTCAGATTTTTGAAAGAGATCATGTCAAGAAGAGAACAAAATTATATTCCGTTCTTAAGG